ACTGTATTACTCATCGACCTAGAGCCTTTTTAAATGCTTCTAATTCTTTTCTAAAGGTTGTGCCAAATGGCATCTTTTCCCAACCTCTCATTGTATGTACATTTGCATCTTTACCACCTAACAAATATCCACCTACTACTTGGTCAAATCTACTGACATCCCACCATTGTTCTTTAGGTCTTGATTCACCTGCTATTGGCATTGCCTGAGTAACATGTTTATATGAGTCATCCTTCCATTGCATAACCTCATCATCTACCTGTGCGGCAGTTCTTAATCTGTTATACCAATATGGAGATGTCTTATCTAAGTTATGCAGAGCTTCACCAAACATCATGTCACCAACGAAGTCACCTGTACTTCCTTCAGCCTTTAATTTTGCTTCATTGATATAAGCCTTATCACCTTTTACCTCTCCATAAGCATCGTGGTAATTAAACAGAGATGCTTCTTCTTCAGGTGTTGCTCTTGTCACACCTCCAAGAATTATATCTAGCAGTCCGCTCATTCTTCGACCTTGCTAACTAATTTAATAACAGTAGGAGCTTTCATGGATTCGTCTGAGCTTGTGTGGTCTATCTGTGACTTCTCACCATACTTGTTAGGTACGAGCTTACTGGCCACCCACTTCCTTGCATCTATCTGTAAGCGTGCAACCTGAAATGTCTGATTGTCTGCCTCATCTGCAATAGCTAAGATTTGGTCAGCATGATATTCGGAGCTGATTGATTTCGCGCGCGTGTATCTATCGGATAACCCATCTACCTTATACATCCATCTGTACCACGTATCAGCATTCGGTGTCCAGTCTTCTTCTCTACATAAACTGATGACACTTCTACCTGAAGCTATCTCTTCTAGCATTCTTTGCTCAAGCTTCTCTGTGTACTTCGTTGGTCTCGCCATAATTAAAACTTATCGTTAGTGTGAAAATGTACATAATCTCCCCATAAATCTTCTACTGCTTCAGCTACTTTTTTCCATGCAAGACCACCATCATCTTCATAGTAAAACTTCCTACTTGCATCGTATGCATACCTTTTGATTTCATGCGCTCTTTCCTGAGTGCAATCTAAACTGCGAATCTCCAGTTGCAAATCATGTGGTGTACAGTCATCAAGTTCTTTAAGTTCTATAGCCATTAGCTTATTAACTCCTTCCAATCATCAGGCAGGTTAAGTTTGAATCCCGGTAACAACTCACCTTGTATGTACAAAATACAATCATCAATGTACTTTCCCATCTCTTTAGTATTTAATTCTGTAGTTGATTTTATCACCTTTTGTACTTTACCTGCAACTTCCTCATATCTCACGTCTAAAAACTCTTCACCCAAATGTAGATGAATTGCCGCTTCTGACACTCGTGTTTCATGGTGAACCTGACGTATGATAACTCCAAAATAAAGATTGTTTTGTCTCCCAGTACGAGTGTTTCTATTCTCTTTAATACTTATCAAAGCATCCTCAGCTCCAGTTTTCTGAAAAAATAATTTAGTCATACTCTCCACAATTTGTGCTTTGGGTTGGTCTCGTTTTAATATTCTTGTTAAGGTATTAGTCATGTAGTATAGCTTTCACCAACGATTCCACGCTTCACCAATAATCTTTTCGTTCTCGTAATTGCAAACTCAGCCATCTCCTCTATGAAGTAAGGCTGATAATAATCGTGCTGTTTTGTATCGTACATCGAGTGACATGCATGGCAACCAAAGAACCCAATGTCTCTGCCAAGGTCATCAGTAGTTTTCTGACCCATGCCTGCTCCGTTCTTATGACAAAATACTACATTCTCATTACCTACTCCGGGGTCACATATATCACTATTGAATGTACATGGTGAACCTTTGGCGGCTTTAGTTATTGCTGTCTGTTTCATTAAATCCCCAGTCTATTAATTTTCCAATGACATCTGCCACAGAATATACTACAGCAGTCTCACATCCTACATCATCCAAAGCTTTAATCATATTCTTTTGGTTGTATGTCAATCTACCTTTCGGAGTCTTACCATTCTTAGGTCTCTTGACCTCTAGAAAATATGCAAAGCCTGACATGATTAGACAGAGGTCAGGGATACCACTCTTCACTCCTTCAGCTCTAAACTTTCCGGCCTCACTCTTACTTCTCTTACCACCATTAGGAATAGCAAAATAAAATATTCCTCTTATATCTAGATACTGGCAAATTGCTTTCTGTACTTCATGCTCATCACTTCTCATTTTTTTTGACCTTGTCTAATATCATTGTAAATTTAAGCTTATCACATAATTCAATGATTTGGTCTTCAAGGTCTGATTTTAGTTTCACGTCTTCAATTTTACTGAGCAAACCTATCAGCTTATAAATTGTTTCAGCAATATCCTCATTAGACATTGGCTTGCAAGTTACCACCCTCTTCACCAAGATATGTGGCTAATCCAAAAATGGCTAAATGAAATTGCGGTCTGTCAGCTCTGATTCTATGAGTTAAACCGGACAGGCTTACTCCCATCATATCTGCACATTGTTTTTGGGTTATACCTAGCTTCTTGATTTCAGCAGGGATAGATTTATAGTAGATTATTCCTTTAGTATCCATATCCTTAATTAATAGTTAACTTAGATTTAATTATATCAATTAAGATACGGAGTGTTAGTTGGTTTAGCTTTTTTTTTAAAACTTTTAGATTTTTATGTCCATCAAGTTATGCAAGTTATGCAGTTAAGAGTTTCGCTTTCAGCGAGTGACTTCAGTAGAGCAGAGGGATAAATCCCTTTTTTTTTAAAGCTCTTTAGACATCGGGTTAAGCCTGAGCTGAGAGTTTCGGAGCAAAGAAATCCCTAACCACAACTAAGCAGTTAGAGATTCTCATCGGTATAAAGCCTTCGCAGTATTTATCCGTATGCCTGAAACCAATACAGCTAATCAGGTCAGAGTCATCGCTACCTTGTAATAGGTACTCAGCCTTCTGCACTCTGCGCTAGATTTTTTTTATCGCTCCAAGGTGGTCACCAATGTAGAGCTTCTTAATCCAACATCAATCAACAGCGTGTGGAATACAATTGCTGAATCTCTTTTTTTTATACAGGTGTGAGTGAAACCGAAGTTAGACATTTCACCTGTCGTATCCAAGGTGAGTCAAACCAACTTGCTTTGATGAGAAATTAAGTATAATGATTCTCAGAACAGGTGGCCAACACACCAAGTTTAGAAAAACCCTGAGAGAACATTCCAGCCTCTTGGGGTTTTTTGTTTTTTCTAAACCACAAAATTGATATGATAAACTAATTCAAATCAGAGAAAAATGTTTCTTTAAAAAATAAATTTTTTGCTATAAAAAGTAGCATATCGAATTGTATATAAATGTAGCAATCTTGAGATTATTGGAAAGACATACTAGCATTAAGCTAGACAACTTGCGCCTCTAGAATCGAAGATTTGGCCGCTTCCTGAAGGCCCACTTTTCAAATTCTGTTAAATTACCTAAAAAACATGCATAACTTGCAGGACTTAAAAAGCCAAAAGTTTCCCTCTTATATAGGCCCAATTTCTGACCCTATTTTTCTGTTTAATTAAATAGTTCTTGCATTCTAATATTACATCAGGTATATTTATATCAATCCCGAAATGATTTGGGGTTCTACAAAAATAGGAGATACAATGAAGACAACACTTATAAACGACACAATAGTAGAAATTACAATGGTAAATTTTGAAGAGCATACTCATGACAAATTTTTACAACCAACTTCTCATGATGTATTTTTTAACAGACAACCTAAGAAGCCATTTCAAATTGCTTACATCACATTGACATCAAATGAAAAAGTTCAGCCAATAGTTGACAAAATAGAATGTGCAGTTAACGTTCACTTGACTAGCGATTACAGACCTAAACTTACATTCAAACCAATTGTTGTTGAAGAGCATGACGAAAATGACTATGACGATATGGGCGGTTTTACTGAGGGTGCTATTATCAATATTCTTAGTGAGCTTGAAGACGAAATTTTATTTGATGGAATAGAGGAGATTAAATAATGAATAACTTTACTACTAACGTTGAATATACAGGATGCAACATCGCTACTCTTATGGAGGCAGGTTTTAATGAAGGCGATGAGTTTGCAACTTTTAACCAAGCACGTAAATTCTTTAATACTACTGGCAAAGAACTTAAAGGTGCTAAAGCTGTTGCAAGATTAATGACAATAGTTGTCAAAAAAGACAAAGAAGGTAAAGAGAAAAAAGTTCCAAAATACTTCAGCGTTTTTGAGAGAACTGAATTAGAAGAAGTAATAGCCAGTAACAGACATTAACTTTAACCGGGGAGGGCAACCTCCCCACAATATAGGAGATACAATGGAAAATTTAACAATCGTAACAGAAGCAGATGAGTACAACAGAGTTTTTGAAAAAGACCTGTGGACTCATAACGAGTTAGGTAACTACACAAATGGTGATGAGCAACTTG